GGCAGGCTCCACTATGACTATGTTGTCGAGCTTGCTTTGGCCCTTGGCCGGCAGTTCTATGTCCGCTACGGCAAGCACCATAAAACACAAGCCGTGGTCATTGCCGAGCTTATCAAAGCTCCTGCGCCAATGTACAAAATGCCATTGCTGTGGCAGCCTCCTCCATTGGCTATGCCTGACGAATACAAGTCCTCCAACACCATCGAATCATACCGCCGCTTTTACGCTAGCAAAATCGACCGTATGCCTATGGTGTACAACAAAGGCACTACGCCTCCACCCCACTGGCTGTCAGACATCTGGGCCACATCCTTGAAAGCTGCATAATGTACAACAAAGTCCTTGAGTTCCGTAAGGCAATGCGCCTGCCAATTGGCGATAAACCTGCCTTGCTTGAGTCTACTGAAAGCTCATATTTTTCACGCTTCATTCTTGAAGAGCTTAGCGAATACATGAAGGCCTGTGAAGATGGCGATTTGCCTGAAGCTGCAGATGCTTTGGTCGATCTTATTTACGTGGCGCTAGGCTGCGCCCATGCCATGGGGCTACCGTTTGACAAAATGTTTGACATTGTCCATGCCGCCAATATGCGTAAAGAGCCTGCCAATGCCTACATTCGTAGCCTGCGCGGCAACCACTTTGACATTGTTAAACCGCAAGGCTGGATTGCTCCGCAAGGCGAAATTGCGCAATGCTTGGCGGAGTACAAACATGAGCATTAAAGACCTGATTGACGCTTACGTTGCTACTAAAAATGAACGTGAAGAGCTAACTGCAAAGGCCAAAGAGCTTACCAAAAAGCTGGCGTTGTATGAAGGCGACATCATGGAGCAAATGTCGCAGCAAGGCATCTCTAAAGCTGCGTCTGACAAAGCCTCAGTCACTATGCGACTTGCAACACACCCAACCATTACTGATTGGGGCATGTTTTACTCTTACGTAGCAGAAACAAAGCAATTTGAGCTGCTACACAAAAGATTGTCCTCAACTGCTTTCAAAGAACGTTTGACAGCAGGTGAGACAATACCTGGGACTACCATGTCGGAGTCCTATGAACTGTCCGTGTATCGCACCAACTCGTAACTTGTTAGGAATATCATGTCTAAAAACGCTATCACCAAAACTGCAGAGCAGCAATTGCATTTCTTCGAAGATCAACTGGCCGCAATGGCTATGGAGACTGTCAAGGCTGAGCAATCAACCCTTGGCACAGCATTTCTGTCCACAAAAAGCGGCGTGTTAACGTACCGCGGCAACCCTGTTGCCAACAACGCGTTGGACTGCGTCATCTTGGCAGGCCCCATTGAGCGTTTGTACTATGACAGCCGCTATGACCCTACAAAAACTGTAGGCCCAAAGTGCTTTGCTATTGCTACTGCTGCAACTGGCATGGCCCCGTCTGACGCGTCTGAAGGCAAGCAACACACCACATGTGAGGGCTGCCCGCAAAATGAATGGGGCTCATCCGCTAATGGCGGCAAAGGCAAAGCCTGCCGCGAGACTCGCCGCTTGCTTATTCTGCCTGCTGATAGCATTGCAAGCGCAAGTGCTGTAGAAGCTGCTGAGGTTGTTGCTTTGCGCCCACCTGTTACCAGCATTCGCAACTACACCACTTACATTCAAACCATTGCAGCTACACTGCGGCGCCCTACACTTGGTGTGGTAACCACCTTGGCTGTTGTGCCTGACGCTAAGACGCAATTCAAAGTAACCTTTACTATGAAAAGTGTGGTGCAAGATGCTGATGTTGTAAACGCATTGATTATGCGTGCAACCAGTGAAAATGCTAAAGCGTTGGAGTCTGTTGCCTTTGCAGGTGATGACGGCGCACCTGAAACTTCTGCTCAATCGACGCGTTTCTAATGCAACCAATTTTCCTCGACTTTGAAACCGAGGGAATAGAAGCAAGGCCTACGTACCCACCGGTACCTGTAGGCCTTGCTATCTACGACCCTGTCGGTGCAATACGCAATGGCTATTACGCATTTGGCCATTTACACGACAACAACTCTACTAAAGATGAAGTGTATGAGATACTCAAAGCCATTTTCGCGTCAGATCGGGCGATATGCTTTCACAATGCTGCATTCGATTTGGACGTTATTAACGTACATTTTGGGCTCGACACTCCATCGGCTGATCGAGTTAACGATACCCTTATTTTGGCTTTTTTGCATGACCCTCATACTCGCTCTCTGTCTCTTAAAGACTTAGTTGTTACGTGGGGCATTGCGCAGCCAGATGAGCGTGATGAGCTAAAGGCATGGATCATTGAGAACGTGCCAGAAGCCAAGCGAAAGAAGTCGACATGGGGAGCATACATCTGTCGCGGCCCAGTGCAACTGGTAGGTCGCTATGCCATTGCAGACGTGCGGCTTACCTCACAGCTTTATGACTTTTTGGCTGAGAAAGTTTTGCCTGCGCAGTTGGTGCCTTACCGCCGTGAAATTGAACTGATACCAATGCTACTTGAGAATTCAAGTCTAGGCATACGTGTAGACGTGGAAGGTCTTGCAAAAGCAAAAGCGCAAGCAGAAATAGATATTGCCCTTTGTAGTAATTGGGTGTGTGCATTGTTAAAGTCTCCTGAGTTAAATGTTGACAGCGATCAACAGCTTGTCGAATGTATTTATCAATCAGAGCACTGGGATAAAAATAAGTCTTGGCCTGCAACAGACAAAGGGCAATTGCAAGCAACAAAAGAAGCGTTTGATGAAATGCTAACCAACTTGGAACTTCGCGATGTCCTCAGATTTCGAGCAAACCTTTCAACTTGTTTATCTACTTTTATTGAACCATGGTTACACGCTTCACGGCTTACAGGTCGAATCTATACAAACTGGAACAGTGTTAGAGGTGAGCGTGGCGGAACTCGAACTGGGAGACTATCTTCCACACCAAATTTTCAAAACGCCCCCGTCAGGTATCCAATAGTCACTTTACCTGCAGACTTACATGTAGCACCTTTGCCTTTGATTCGTAGCTTTATTTTGCCCGATGAAGGCCATAAACTTATTGCTTGTGACTTTAACGCGCAAGAGCTTCGTATCTTTGCGCACTTTGAAGGCGGCAATCTTATGAAGCAATACCAAGCAGACGCACGCGCCGACTTGCATACCTACGCCGCAAACATGATGACGGAAGCAAGCGGCAGGCCTGTTAGCCGTACGTATTCAAAAGGCGTAAGCTTTGCAATTTTGTATGGCGCAGGCCCTACTAAAATTAGCGATATGCTAGGTGTTGACCTTAACATGGCACGCACGTTGATGAATGCTTACACTACAGCTGTGGCGCCGGGCCTTAAAGTTATGCAGGCTACAATGCGTACAAGGTATAAGCTTGGTGAGCCTCTTAAAACCATTGGCGGCAGACTGGTCAAAATGGAGCCTCCTAAAGTCATTGACGGTCGCATCCGTGAGTTTGACTATAAAGGCGTCAACTTATTGATTCAAGGCTCAGCAGCTGATCAAGCTAAAGCTGCAATGCTGTTATACCAAAAAACACGCAAAGGCAGCAGACTACTTCTTAGTGTGCATGATGAACTTGTTATTAGCGCGCCGATTGACGCTCTTGAACGCGAGGCAGAATGCCTAGTCAATGCAATGTGCAATGCACTGCATATGGAAGTGCCAATGATTAGTGACTACAAAATTGGTAATAACTACCAGGAAACCAAATGAACTTTTCACATTCAAGCATATCAACGTATGAAGACTGCCCTTTTAAATACAAGCTTACGCGTATTCAACATCTATCTGAGCCTACTGGCCCTGCTGCAGAGCGTGGCAAGCGTATTCATAAAGAGTTTGAAGAAGCTTTTTCTGGGTTACCGTTAACCACAGCTGAATTAGAGCCTTGGCTTGACTTTATTGGCGACATTAAAAGCTATTACACTATTGTTTTGCCTGAGCATGATGTAGGCATACGCCGTGACTGGTCTGCTTGTGGGTTTAGTGATAGCGATGTGTGGCTCCGTGGGCAAATTGATTTACTTGCTATAAAAGACAACAAGGCGCGCATTATTGATTGGAAGACAGGTAAAGAACGTGACTATGAAAAGCAGTTGCGGCTTTACGCAACACTTGTTTTTGCGCTGTACCCTGAAGTAGACACCATTGAGCTAGAGCTTGCATTTATTGATTTGCAAAAGCCTGTAACTTGCGCGCGTGTTACGCGCAAAGAGTTTGAAAACTTAAAAGTGTGGATGACAGAGCGCATGGTAAAAATTGAAAAAGATATGATTTTTGCGCCTAAGCCAAATGCCAATTGCAAGTATTGCCACTTTCGTAAAAGCAATGGCGGGCCTTGCAAATGGTAACCCGCGTGCTGTTAGAGCGCGATCTTGAAGCGTACTTCAGCAAGCAATGTAAAAAGCATGGACTGCTAACATTAAAGTTAAGCGTGCAATTTCAACGTGGTTGGCCTGATCGCATTGTGCCTCTTGAAAATGGCGAAGTGCTGTGGGTAGAACTTAAACGTCCCGGCGGCGTGGTGTCGCC